GATCGTCATATGACAGCGCGGCAAACTCTTGGCTGTAAGAACCGGAGAAACGTACAGCAAAGCGCATGCCGCATTCATTGCGCAGGGTAAGCAAGGCTTGTCCAATGGCACGCTCTTGGCTGTCCGTCGCGTCGGGTTGGTTGGCCGTGTATCCGTACACATGCAAGGCAGGAAACATGCCAAGCCATTTTGCCCATTGCGCGACGTATGCAACAGAAAAGAAGTCACCAAGCACATGCAGACGCACAAGAAAGCCATTCGGGTGCTTGGCCTGATAGAAAGCTAAATCAGCTTCTATCTGTGTAACCAGCGCATCGTCTGCTGCATAGCGTGTGGCGTTCATCATGTTGTTGCCATAACAGTCTGCCCAATGGATGCAAGAGCGTGGACAGGTGGCGCGTTCTTCTAGTGTAACGGTAAAGATAGGAAAGCCGGCCAGCTTGCCCTTGGTTACGCGCTTTCCCAGCTTGGTGTTAGTGCTTTTCTTAACAACCCTTTCACTTGCCGCCATACCATCGGCCACACTCTTAGCGCGTAGGTCGTGATAGACACTGCGACCAGCCATTACGGCCATTTGTGTTTTTGTCATTTGTTGCATTGTTTCTGATCCTTTTTGCTAGTGTCTGATGGCCTCATCAGTGCCGGCATTACCGGTCAGACATAGCGCGACGGTGCCGCGCCATGTTTCGGCCTATCTCCAATCTTTGCGATTCCAGCCGCATGACCGGCCATAGAGGAACAAGGCTTCAGACGCCTGATCGGTTAGCTTCAGCGCGTTGTGTAGCTGATCAATGCGCTGATGGTCGGCATCGGTGAAGCTGTCATATTCTTCCTCTGTCGGGTCAATAAACTGGTCAAACTGTTGCTGCAAATCGTCTGCCGCACGGTCAAGGGTGCGCATGATGCTGCCCCAAAGCTCTTTGTTCATTGGTGTTGTGTTGTACATGACTGATCCTTTTTTAGTCGTTAAGGGTTGTGGCGATGATTGGCATGACAAAGCAAACAATGCCAGCAATGCCGAGAACAAGTGTCCAGATTGGCGGGTCGAATGATGCAGCAGCGACAACGCTTGCAAACATTAGAAACACGCCCAGCGTCATTGTAAAAACTGTGTCGAATGTATCCATGATTATACGAGCCTCGCGTCTGTGCGGATAACTTCAAAGCGGCCATTGCGGTGTTGGTGAATGACACACTGACGATTATAACGTTGTTGCAGGACAGCAAGAGCGGCCATTGCCTCGTCATAGTCTGCGTACGTGGCAGACGGTGAAACAAAGTCTTTGCGTAAATATGGTTTCATTGGTTTTGATCCTTTGTCATTGCTAGTGATAATCCCTACATAACCACTGGTTACTAGACTGTCAACAGGAAAAATGATATTTATTGAAATGTTCTTAGCAAGGCACAGCACAGCAAAGGCACAGCCGCATATATATATAATGCATGGCATGGCCCGGAATTGTTTGGATTGCGGCAGGCTTTTGGTGGTGGTGAGTATGTCAGCACACGCACAGCACAGACAGTGACGCGCAGCAATGCAATCGCAGCATTGCCAGCGCCGACCAGCAGCGACCCCAGCGGGGGGGTAAAACAAAGGCATCGCCCCCGCGACGCGCGGCCACGTTCTATGTGTGTTAATTCCCCCTATCCCACACACAGTCAGGAGGAAACATGGCTAGGCTAACGCAGAGCAAGGCAGAGAGCGTTGCTGAGTTAGTGATGCAAGGGCATAGTCTTGTCAGTGCATGCAGAGAGGCGAAGATCAGCAGGTCAGTGCTGTATCAGAAGATGGGGGAGGATGCTGATTTAAGTAATCTTATTCGTACAGCGCAGCAGCAGAGTGCGGAGAAGGCATTGGAGGATGTCGAGGTTATGTATCAGCAGCAGCTTACCGGTCAGAAGAAGTATGATCCTAATGTTTTAAGAGACTATGCCCTTCATGTTCGGTGGAAGGTAGGCAAGGTCATGCCTGATCAGTATGGTGATGTTAAGAACCGTGCTGGTGTGGAGGTAAGTGACGGCACGGTGCGTATCGTTTGGGAGGGCGATTGATGGATGACCCACTGGAGGTATTTTTAAAACAATTTTTGAACAATGCGGAGGTTTGTGGTTACACGCCACTGAATAACGCCGTAAGGGATGTCTTTGGCATTTATGGCTACACTCAATATTCTCAGGAGGATTTTCAGGTACAGGTCTTTGTGGTGCCGCCAAACAAAATCATTCCAGAACACACGCATCCGAATGTAGACAGCTTTGAAGTTTATATTGGGGGGCAGATACTTTTTAGCCATAGTGGGCGGTGGGTAATTACTGAAGAGGATTTGCGTGAGCCTGACGAGCATGGTTTGAGCATGTTGAGGGGTAAGTCTATAAGAGTGCGGCCCAATGATTTGCATGGAGGATGCTTTGGCCCAGCCGGAGGTGTTTTTATGTCGGTTCAAAGGTGGCTCAATGACACCGCCCCCTCCTGCGTAAGCCTTGATTATGACGGTATAGCTTTGGATAAGAAGCATAAGGCAGATCATGGCAATGTTGTTTATAAAAATTTATCTTGGAATGACGCTGCTTCACTAGAAACCACCCCGCCATTTTGGTTGAACTGATGAACGTCAAGATCCCTTACAAGCCAAGAGACTTACAGGCAGAGATGCACGGCAGCATAAAGCGTTGGAACGTGCTGGTTATGCACCGTAGGTTTGGCAAGACGGTATGGGCTGTTAATCATCTTATAAAGCATGCGCTGACTTGTGAGTTGCCAAGGCCGCGAGTTGCGTTTGTGGCACCTACTTTTACGCAAGCCAAGCGAATTGCATGGGATTATGTGAAGTATTATGCGTCTGTGATCCCTGGCGTGTCCTTCAATGAAACAGAGCTACGAGTAGACTTCCCTAATGGCGGCAGGTTGATGCTGTTGTCTGCTGAGAATCCAGATAGTTTGAGGGGTATCTATCTTGATCTATGTGTATTCGATGAATTTGGCATGCAGAACCCACGGGTATGGGGGGAGGTTGTACGTCCTGCCCTGTCTGATAGGGAGGGTGCGGCTGTATTTCTAGGCACCCCAGCGGGGCATAATCATTTTTTTGATCTATTGGATCAAGCCAAGTCTGAAACGGCGAATGGTTCTGATCAATGGTACTTTAAGGTTGTAAAGGCGTCTGAGAGTGGTCTTGTAAAAGAAGAAGAATTACAAGCTGCCAAAGCGCAGATGACGCCGGAGCAGTACGAGCAAGAGTATGAATGTTCGTTTACTGCTGCTATCATAGGCGCTTACTATGGAAAACTGTTGGCTGATGCAGATGATGCTGGAAGGATCACACGAGTGCCTTATGATCCTGCTTATCCTGTGCATACAGCCTGGGATCTCGGTATAAATGACTCAACAGCTATATGGTTTGCTCAAGTCTTTCGTGGCGGCTCTATCAACATCATTGATTACTATGAAAATGGTGGTGTTGGACTGGATCACTACGCTGAAGTCTTACGGCAAAAGGATTATCACTACGGCGACCACCTTGCTCCGCACGATATCGAGGTAAGAGAGCTAGGTAGCGGCAAGTCTAGGCTTGAGACTGCATTCAGTCTCGGCATCCGCTTTCGCGTCATTCCCAAGATGAAAGTGGCAGATGGCATCAATGCAGCACGCATGATGATGCCTAAATGCTTTTTTGACAGGGATAAGTGTAATGATGGCGTAGAAATGCTTAGACAGTACCGGCAGGAGTGGGATGAACGNAAAAAAGTTTTCAGAGATCACCCGCGCCATGATTTCACGAGTCATGCTGCGGATGCATTTAGGTATCTGGCTGTTGGGTTGGAGAATAAACAAAACCTTACAAAGCCTCCGCAACAAGTTGCGATGAATGAATACAACCCATTTACGCTATGATAGTCGATCTAAATCACTACAAGACTGCGGTAGCGATGATGACAGTAAGTCACTACCATCAAGATTACAGCGATCAAGACATAAAAGATTTCATAGAACCACCACTATCTCTAGGTAACTATTTGATAATACAGGATGAATTTAACTTGCCGTATGTTTTTGCAACATGGGCGTTCCCTGAGATGCACCACATTGATGAATATGTGCGCACAAACAGGTTCCCAACATCAGCATTTCGTGGTTGCGGTGAAAGCCCTTGGATCGTTGATTTTATTGCTTTTGGTGGTTTTCAGAGCATCCGTGCCGGTTTTAGATATTTGAAAGACACTTTTGTTGAAATGGGGTATAGTGACTGCTATTGGCTGCGCACTGAAACAGGAAAAATTGGCTTTCATGCCTTAAAGGAGCATTGATATGGGATCAGGTGGTGGTGGCACAGGCGATGATTTAGCGCCGCCTACAGTTATAAAAGCGCCTAAAGAAGAAGGCCCTGCTGCCGGAAAGATGCAAGAGGTGGGGGTTTCTTATCCGACAAAGCCAGTTGCTTCATCACCAAAAACTGGCCTTAGTCCTGGCGCGGCATTAGCTATCACAGGCAGTGATGAGGCTGCTGCCAATCTTGCTGGGCGTACTGATATTAACAAAGAGCAGCTTGGAGATTTGCAAACAAGGGCTACAGTAGGCACCAAAGGCA